TAAACTTTACTAATAAAATCTAGTTCAAGTTTTAAAGACAATAAAGCTGCTTCATTAATTGCTGCTTCTAGTTCTTGAGTTTTTAATTTTGGATTCTCTTTAACTAATGTTCTAAACAACCAACATCCAGCTTCTGAATGGAGCGATTCATCACGAATAGACCATTCAACAATTTGACCAACACCTTTAAGTTTGTTACGCATTTTAAAACTTAACAATACAGCAAATGAAGAAAATAAATTAACACCTTCTGTAAATGCTGAAAATATAGCTAATGATTTTGCTACTTCGTGCCAATCAATTTCTTCACCATTAAAACTATCTCTTACGTTCATCAAATTCTCGATTTTAGCCATTGTAGCTTCATCTTCTAGGAATTCATCAAAATTATCAAGACCTAAAGTTTCATTCAACAATGAATAAGCTTCAGCATGGATTGTTTCAAACGCACCAAATGTAGTAGCCATCATAATAACTTCAGGTTTACGAAACCATTTAGTTACTAACCCTGACCAGTAATCGTTTACAACTGTTTCTGTTTGAGCAAAACCTTTTAAAATAGAACCAATAATGTTTTTTTCAGTTTCATTTAAGTTTGAATTCCAATCTGTCAAATCAGACATCATTGGTACTTCTGTGTGTAACCAGTGTGCTTGTTGTTGTTTAAGCCAATAATCAGCTGCTTCTTGATACTCAAAAGGTTTATACACTAACCTAGGTTTTATAATACTTGTCATAGTTTTAATTAAGCGTTTATAACTTTATCTTGACGTTTTCTCGAAAGGGATATAGCTACATCAGTAATCATAATTTTATCATATGATCCTGCTGCTTTATCGCCTTCAATAATATCGTCTTTTGCACCAGCTCGGTTTACTTGTGAAACAGACCATACAGGAATATTTAACTCGCGCGCCAAAGCTTTTGTGCTAACATAAATATCATCTATTTCATCCTTACGTTCGCGATTCGTTCTTTTAGAACGAAGAAGATCTACATAATCAATAATAACCAAATCAGGTTTGAAATCTTGGTCAATACATTTTTTAATATGTGATTCAATAGTAGACATAGATGCTTTACCCGGAGAATATTCTTTAATAATCAATTGTCCTTGAAGACTTTCTACTGCTTCTTCTACTTTACTTCTATTCTTTTGTTCAGTAATTCTATTTACTGGGATATTGGTAAAAAATGCATCGTAACGGCGACCTACATAATCTTCACCTAATTCTAAAGTATAATGAAGTACATTGTAACCCATTTTAACAGCATAGCCACCTAAAGCAATTAATGTCCAAGATTTACCACCACCAGGATTACCAAAAATCAAACCAAAGTCTCCATTTCCTAATCCTCCTTGTAATAAAGTATTAAATGAATCCCAAGGACTAGGTACTACAATTCGGTGATCTTCTCGATAACGAGATTCAACTTCTTTATTGTACTCGTGGCCTACATTTTTGTCTTGTCCGGCTTTTAATGCGTTATCAATCAATGAACGGATAGTATCATAGTCTCCCGCGTTTAAAAAGTTTACGCTTGATAACAACGCTTTTTTAAGCTGTTGGTTTTTACAGAAATTAGAAAATTCTTCTTCAATGTATTTTAGATCTTCGTCTGATGCTTTATAAGCTTCACGAAGTTGTTCTTTAACTGATACTTGAAGTACTTCATTGTCGATTTTTTTCAATTCTACCTTCAACACATCCATTGAAGGTGTTGTGTGGTATTTTTGGTAATATTTTAGGATTTCATTGATAATCCATTTATGTGCTTGGTTATCAAAATACTCATCACTGATAACATCATGGATGTTAAGTAGGAACTCTTTATGAGTTAATAGTGATGATAATACCTTAATTTGGAAAGCAGATCCATATTGAGATAAATTGCTTAATGTCATATAACTTATTTATTTAAAACTGTTTAATACTTTAAAAGTGTCGTTAACCCAAAACTCAACGTTTTTGATTAGATGGCCCAAACCATCATCGTGGTAAAATCGTAAAAATGCTTCGGTATTCAAAACTAGAGTATCATCTTCTGCAAATGCTTCTAAAAATTCTTTATCGTTATCATCTAATAAAGGTTTTTTTAGATTCATAATTTTGTAGTTTTGTTCTAATCTATCGCGTTCAAAAGCGATGCGAGAATAAATAACATGTTCCTTATATTTTTGTTCTGCAATAGAGAAAATGTCATCTAAACTTAGTATATCGGTAGATAACTCAGGAAATTTTTTAAATAACCCTTTAGCTCCTAAACCTTTTACACCTGCTACTTTATCGGAATTATCTCCAAGTAGCATTTTGTATAAAATAAAATTATCGGCTAATACACCGAATTTTTCTTTAACGGTGTCTTTGGTGTAATATTCCTTTTCGATTGGTCTATACACTATAACATCGTCATTAACCAATTGTATAAAGTCTTTATCCGATGAAACTATAAAACATTTAGACCCATATTTTTCAGGTAAATGTTGACTATAGTATGCAATAATATCATCGGCTTCTGCTTTATCAATAGCTACTGTTTTAACAGGTAGGCATTTTAAGTAATGTGCAATTCGAACTATTTGATTAATCTTAGCATCATCCTCATCTTCTAGGTCTTCAAATACTTCCCAGTTTGTAATTCGGTGTTGGTTACGACCTGATTTGTATTCAGGGAGTAGGTTCTTCCTATTTGTGGAAGAACCCATCCCGTCGAATACTACAAACACTGATGTGGGTTGAATTTGATTAATTAATGAACCTAAAGAACGAATGAATCCACCTAAGCCCCCTACGTGTACTCCCTGAGGATTTACAATATTCATCATGGCAAAATTTCTAAAAAACAAATTTAAACCATCAATTAAGAGTACTCTATCGTATCGATTTGCTGAGACTGTCTCCTGTTCCTCAACTAAATTGTCAAGGAGCTTAAGTAATTCTTTTCTTTTCATATTAATCTGGTTCTTGTGTAAAGATATTTTCTGGTTCAAATTGATCTTGTTCCTCAAAAATATCGAAATCCATACCTCCAAGGACTTTCATCCACTCAGATGCGTGTGCATCTTTGTATGCTTTAAGTTCCTTATCAGTATCGTTAATGAATCCGTGTGGAGTCATAATAATTTTTCCTCTTGATTGAACACCATTAATGTGGTTCTTATCAATTTGGATGTTTGTACGTTTAGCAAATTCAACTTGCTTACCATCTTTAATCGCTTTGATTTTAGATGTACCAGCATTTGAAATGTTACCAAATGTTACCACGAATGTAGCATCAAACCACATTGCAAATCCACCTTTGTTCATCAACTTTGGTTGGCCCATAGGTACTTCTGCTTTTGCAGTCCATACTTTATTAACACATACTAATGTATTAGTGTATGGTGATGATTCTTTACGTGATAATGTAATTTTTTGGTTTACATTGTTACCGAATTGAGTTGACATTGCACCAGCATTCCATTCGTTGTTGTTTTTATTTGATTTAACAGACAATTCACAAGGAACTGATCCAATTGAATCCCATAGGAACAATAGATCGTAAGGTAAATTACCTTTTTTCTGTTCATCCAATAAATCCAAAACAAATGCTGCTACGTCTTCAATAGTGTGTAGTGTTTCACGGTCAACATAAATGAAGTTACCTTCGTAATTCAAAATTTCACCTGTTGATTCATCTACAATCTCATTAACATGAAGACCCATTTGAACAGCATGTTCCCAATTCCATTTCATCTCAGTTACAATAAACACAGGTAAAACGCCCATTTTCTGAGCTGAAACCGCTGCTTCAATCATAGCGGTTGTTTTACCTGTATCACTGTGTCCGCGAAGAAGTACAATGTGGCCCATTGGAATTCCTGGTACTGAAGTTACATCTTGAAATGCAGTACTTAGAGGAATCCATCGTTGCTCTTTAAATTTTACATTTGAATTGAGCATTTTCTTTTCCTTAAACTTAGTCAAATCAAATTTTGACTTGAGTTCAGAGGATAGAGCAGCCGTTAGCGATTCGCTTTTTTTACTTCTTGCCATGTACGTTTAAATTAAAATGGTAAATCGTCGTCTTCTTCTTCAAACAAAGCATCAAATTTGTCTGCTTTACTTACCTGCTCTTTAACAGGGGTTTTGATAGAATACGTTTTAGAAGGTTTTTCAATAACTTCTTCTTCTTTTTCATCATCGATGATAGCACCTTCTTCATACTCATCTTCAGGAGTCAACCATTCTTGAAGTGCTTGCTTCATTTCATCATATGAGTATTTCTTAAATACTTCCATAGGATTTGGTTGATTCTCAAGCAATGAAGTAATTGCTGCTTTATCATCAGCCAACAAAGTTTCTTTAACTTTAGGCATGATGGTTGTTTTGTTGTAGTTTGTACCTGTCACTTCAGGACCTACAGTAGTCAATGTAATATCACGACCACTCATTACGTCAGTAAAATCACCAACATCTTCGTTGTCAGCAAGATTCAAGAAGTCCATGTACAATTCCTTTCCAAACTGCCACAACTTAACACCTTCTGCTTCTTCACCACGTACAATAACGGGAACAAAGATACGCATTTTAGGATCAAGTTTTTTAGCCAAACGCCAGTTTTCCTTATCGCTAGTAGTACGCAATTGTTTTGCAAACTCTACGATTGGATCTTTCTCACCCCAATTAATTGGAGATACCATAGTATTTTTACCAATACCATAGTGGAAATACATTTCGGTGAATGGGTTTTTCTTGTTGTACTTGGAAGGTACTACACGGATTACTTGTTTACCAACTGAGGGTTTCCAAAAGACAGATTTTTTTTCTCCGCCGCCTTTACCGGATTGTTTTGACTGCATTGCTGACAGTCGGTTTCTCATTTCATTTAAATCCATAACTAATCAAATTTTGTTTGTGACATTAATATAATAACCATTTACTAAATTACCAAACTAAAGTTCGACAATTTTGTAAACTTTTGTATTAAGCTGCTTTAAGTCCCCACCTTGGGTCAATAGAATACAATTTTGATAGTGTTGCCAGTTTACTCTGAAGCTGGTATCAACTACTCCACCATTTAATTTTTTAATTAAATCGTTTAGGGCATTAATTGTATAAAGAGTATTAGTCTCTTTTTTTCGGTGTACTAGAATTGTATTTAGAGGAATGTTGTTTACGTTAGCTTGTTCAACATTGTATGTTATAACGTATTCACCCGTACTTTTAACATATAAGACAAACATCTTATTGTACATTATAGAGTATGCCTTAGCAATACTGCTTACCATGTCGTCAAGCACATCCTCACTAACAAACGTACAAAATAACTTGTTATTCAAATCTTTGGTATTTAGTTGGGTTTTCTCCCAATAAATATCATAATAATCATTCAAAATCGTAACTGGTTCCATTTTTAACCTTTATTTGTAATTTTTTCTTTTTGAAAATATTTTCTATATCATTTTTTAAATCTTCACTCGCATCGTAGTCAAACAGAAAACTATCATACGTATATAATACTAACTTAGTCTTCTTGCCTTTCAATAGCTTATGTATCTCTATCAAGATACAAACATTCGTTGCTGTTTCCAAGTTTTGTAAAACGTAATTAAACAGTTTTTGTGGATTCATATTATCCAACTCACTCTTTTTAAAGACATAATTTGAACCCGGAACCACAATTTGCCCCGAATTATTAAATTCATCCCAGTTGGTATCAATAAATTTCTTTATTTGTTGAAAAAATTCAAGGTGCTCATACTCTTTAAATACGCCTCCGTATAGTTGCTTAAACGTAAGTTCTTTTGCTTCTTTGTACGACGTACCATATAAGTCGGCGAACGCTTGATGGACATCTCCACCGCCAAAATCAAAGGCAACCAAACGAGCAGCAAGATGAGGATGGTATGCGCTAATATCGAACTCCAAAAATTCATCATTTTGTGGTATAAAGCTCTTTCTAGCGCCTGTTTCCTTATTTAGTGCGGCAAAATTAACGCCATTAAAAGAGTTACTTGGTCTACGTGTAGTTGTAAATAAGTTATAACTTGTAAATACTTTACTGTCGCCAACTGAATAGATTGGATTGCTTGGCTTAAAGTGTTGATTAAAAACTGTTTCATTTATGTTTATTCCATTTTTTTCGATTCCAAAGAATGCGAGTGTTGTATAATTGTTGTAAAAATCAAAATACGAGGGTAACTCCTTTGTAAAATGAGGTTTTACTTTATTATAAATATTCTCACAATACTCATAATGCTTAACTACCGGTACAATTTTATTGACTTCTTTGTAATCCGGATACTTGTGGTAAAAATAATTGTGAGTTGGTGTTGGATCTTGTATATACGGAGGAGTGAGTATGTTTATATCGCGCAAGCTCTTAATTTGAAAGTAATATAGTGCATTCTTCTTATCGCGCACCCATAGACACTCTATTTGCGTTAATAACGCGTTTACATCCGTTTTACTTACATTTAACGTTTCGCTATGATCAATACATATCATATA